TTTTGTTTTTTTTTATATATTAATAGATTAATATAATCTTTATATATATTATTATAATATAATTATAATACTAATATAGCGTTTTAAGAAAAGAAAAGTAAAAATCAATATTTATAATAAAAGAAAACTATGAGTAACGGAATAAATGATTTATCACCTGATATTAGGGATTTTTTATTAAATAGAAACTTAATTGTATCAGATAGTATTTCTGATAATGGTTTAAGTAGTGTTGCCGTTGGTTTAGGTTCACAAGCTAATATATCTTCAAATGAAAATTCAATTATAGCTTCTGAAAATTTAGAATTAAGTGCAATTGAATATAGAAAATCAGTAATTGGTAGGAATAGATATATTTCAACTGATGATATGGTTTCAGCTACAATAATTGATAATAGCTTTAGTTATGCTCAAACAAATGGTGGTTATATTGATGAAAATAAAGAATTAAATATTGGTGGAGCATCAACTCAAGCTTATGATGTGATTGATGGTTTAGCAACTGGTGGTGTTCTTAGCAATGGTGATATTAGAAGTAGTTTAGCTGGTAGGGTTTTAGGTTCAACTGGTGGTATTAATGACACACCTTTAGGAATTATTGGTGGTCAACAACTTTTATTGGCTTTTGGTCAAAAAGCGGCCTTTAATGCACAAAGAGAATTATTAGGTAAGGTAAATCTCCAACCATTTAGTTTATTAAGAGGTGCTGATTTTTTAAATCCAAATTATGATATTACTGTTAGTAGTACTAGTGGTGGTAGAGTATTTGATACTGTTTTAGATTTATCTGGTTTTAATTTACCATTATCTACAATTGATGAAGGTGGTTCAATATTTGAAAGTGATTCAGGTTTTAACCAAAGTAGTAAATTAAGAAATGAATCATTAATAAAAAACACTGGTAAAGGTCAAGTAATGCGTTTATTCGATGGAATTAATGCAAATCAATCTAAAATAGTTAAAACAAATAATCTTGGTGATGTTCCAACATTTAGGTATAAACCTGATTATGAAACAGATAATGGTAGTAAAGTTGGTATTGTTGACCCCGATAGTTACCCAGATAAGGGTAGTGATTTAACTGATATTACCAAATATATTAGACCATTAGACACTAAACTTTTAGGTAATGTTTGGGAAATGGATTTTGTAACAACTACCAATGAAGATAAATCAATCATAGGTAAAACCAAAAGATTATTTGAGGCGCAACCAGCATACACTAAAGCTATGTTTGACGCACAAGGAACACCTTCTCTTGACATTTCACAAATAAACACTCCATCAGGTGGTAGATTATCAAAAGGCTCTGGTGTGCTCTCTGAGGGTTTTTTAAAACAAGGGGATAAAGATAATGTATTTTGTAGAACATGGACTGAAAGTAAAAGTTATAGTAATGTTGCTGATTTACAAAAAAATAAGGGATTATATAATTACAAAAATAAAATCAGAAATGATATAGAAGATTCTGTGTTAGGTGATAATGGGTTTGTTAAAATATCCCCATACAATGTCCCTCAAGGTGAATCAGAAAATGCTTACGATGCTAAGAAATTCATGTTTTCAATTGAAAATCTTGCTTGGAATGACAAAAGAGAAAATTTACCTAAATTTGAAATTGGTAATGGTGACCCCAAAACTGGGACTAAAGGTAGAGTTATGTGGTTCCCACCATATGATATTAAATTCACTGACACAACTACTGTTAATTGGGATTCCACAAACTTTGTTGGTAGAGGTGAACCGATTTATACCTACAATAACACTGAAAGAAGTGGTAACTTAGATTTCAAAGTAATAATTGATTATCCAGATTACATGAATGATTCAAAAATTACTACAGATGAATTAATGGCTAGTTTAGCTTCGGGGTGTTTAGATTATAATAAATATTTTTCAACTGAAGAATCTAGGATTTTAAATGAAGAAATTAATGCTAATGTTGAGTCCGATGATGAAATGCCAGTGTCACCAATTAATTTACCAGATAACTTTAATTTTTATTTCCCTAATGATGTCGCTTCATTAGGTGTAGTGGGTTATGAACAAACTAATGGGGTGTTAACCAATCCAACTTTATCTGAGGGTTATACATCTGCTGTTGGCACACCTTCATCTAATACTACTAATTATGGATTAAACGATGATTGGGATTATGCTGGGTTTACTGATATTTTAAAAGATGAGATGTCGGAAAATACTGGGATAAGAGTAAAACTAAAAGGTTATGCTAGTCTTGCTGGTAACCCCGACGATAATAAAGCATTGTCAGATGCTAGGATAACGGCTATTGAAGATTGGTTTAAAACTAATATTAATAGTGATATTAAATTTTTAAAAGCGGAATCAAATGGGGATAAAGACAGTAAATCTGATGGAACGGTTGACTCTATTGGGGTTAAATCTGAAAGAATAGTAACTGTGGAATTCGAATATCAAGCAAAGGATGATGACCAAATATATAATATTACTGATGTTAAAAAAGAAAAAGTTAACACTACAAATGAATTATTAGAAAAAATAAAAAGAAGATTTCATCGTGAAGATGAATATTTTGAAAAATTAAAAAATAGTGATGTTGAAAGTGATGGAATAATTTATGATACAATTAAAGAGAAAATTAAATTTTTTCACCCAGCATTTCATTCAACAACACCAGAAGGTTTTAACTCTAGATTAACGTTTTTACAACAATGTACTAGACAAGGGCCAACCGATAAAGGGAATAAAAGTAATAATTTAGCTTTTGGTTCACCACCAGTATGTATTTTAAGAATTGGTGATTTTTATAACACTAAAATAATAATGAATTCTTTAGCGATTACTTACGACCCATTAGTTTGGGATTTAAATCCAGAAGGTGTGGGTGTTCAACCAATGATAGCAAATGTGTCAATAGGTTTTAAATTTATTGGTGGTAGTTCATTGAATGGTCCAATTAATAAATTACAAAACGCAGTTTCATTTAATTATTTTGCTAATTCAGGTGTTTATGACCCTAGAGCTGATAGGTTTGTAAGGAAAGATGAAATTGACCCTAAAAACGGTTTATTATTTGACTTTAAAAACGGTGAAACTAATTTAAAGGAAATTGTTGATGACAATCAATACCCTAAAGAAAAACCTAAAACAGGTATACGACCTAAACAAAGTGTTGTTAGTGAAATTGAAGCTAAAAAAGGAACTGAACTTACAATTGATACAAAAAATGATAGGCAAATTTTAATCGAATCATTTATTGGTTGGATTGTAACTTTTGATTCAGCCGTTAATAATACATTTATATTTACTTATAGTGTTATTGAAGCTGAAATGTTAAATTTAACTGATGAATATACTGTTATTCTAGAAGTTATAGACGCTGATTCAAATAATGGATTATCATATAAAAGTGTTTTATCCTTTAAAGTTAATTCATCAACAACTGGTGGTGTAATTTTAGCACCAGATGTTTGGGACGAATCACCTTATGCTGATTATAGTTCAGGTAATTTTAAATTAACGATAAAAGGTGGGGATATTTCCAAAATTACCGATTATGGTGATTGGGTTTAAAAAGATAAATTATGGCACAAAAATATTTAGATAGATACGATAGGTTTAAAAGTGATAGTGATTATAAACCAGTACCAGGTATTAATATACCTGAAAAAAACACAGATAAGTACTTGACTTATAAAGGTGGTAGCACTAGATTTGATATATTAAGTCAAAAATATTATGACACCCCATACTATGGGTGGTTAATCATGTTGGCTAATCCTGAATTTGGTGGTTTAGAATTTAACATACCAAATAATAAAATAATACGAGTGCCTTTCCCTTTTGTAACATCAGTTAATGATTATTTAGAAGGTGTAGATAAATATTTTAAATTATATGGTTAATTTAAACTCAAATGTTCAAGTTGAACAAGTTAAAAATCTTTTAGTTATAGACCCAAATGGTGATGGTTCTAACAGTGTTAATACGGAAGATTTAAGCATTTCAGTTGAATTGGAAGTTTATGAAAGAGGTGACGAGCCAATAATTTTTTCTGATAATAACAATAATAGTGTAACAACTAATGAAGTCCCTCAAGAGGCTACTAGAATTAGTTTTATTGATGGTTCAGGTGATGAAGAAAAGTACCTTACCACTCACTATACAGAATTAAACACTAAATTTAGTAGTGATAATAAAAACGTTGGTGTTCTAGGGATTGAATCAATAGATATTAGTTTTAATACGTCATATACACCAATAGTAAAAATTAGATTTAAGGATATTAGGGCAAAGTTATTTGAATTAGGTGACGAATCCCCTTATAGTTTTTTATTTAGAATGCCTTATCCAATATTTTATTTAACAGTTAAGGGTTATTATGGTAAGCCAGTTCAATACGCTTTACACCTAACCAAATTCAACGGTGAGTTAGATAATGATACTGGTAGTTTTATAATAACATGTGATTTCATTGGATATACTTATGCTTTTTTAAGTGATTTACTTATGGGTGTTTTAAAAGGAATTCCATATACTCAAGAAGGTGTGGGAATTATAGATAAACAATCTGACTTTATAACTTTTTCTGACTTAACCTTATCGGTTCAGAAATTAGAAGAAAAGGTTACTGCATATAGAAATGATAATAAGAAATTAAAAGCTTTAACTATCTTTGATGATTTAAATACGAAGTTAGAGAATATTGAAAATTCATTATTAGGTAATTTAAATAATTTAATGAATAACTCAACAATTTTAAATGATTTTAATGTTAATAGCGGTAAATTCATTTCATTAATTTTGGGAAAAGATAGTATAACGGATAAAAATTTTGAATATTACAAAAAAAATACATTATCTTTAGTTGAGGAATTCATATCTTTTAACAAAATTGTGGGTAGTGATAATTATATCATTAATTTAGATGATTTCGAATTAAATAGTGAAGGGGTTTATTATAATAATTTTAGACCATCAGATTTTTTCATACTTGATTCAGCTCCAAGGACACGAAATAGTGATGGTACATTTAACTCCAGAATTAATAGAACTAGAAGTTTTCAAGAATTTCAAGAAAATGAAAATAATATTTTAAATAAATATAAAAATTTAAAAGCTGTTTCAGATGAAGGTGAAAATATTATTAAAGAAAATTTATATAATGATTTAATTAATATAATAGAAGCTAAATTTTTCACTAAAAACAGACGGATACCAACCAATATAACAGTTGAGTATAGTATGTTAAATATTAATTTTGCATTGGGTAAAATTAACCAATTAAAAAGTGAAATTAAAAATGATTTTAATAAAAACAAAAAAGAAGTAACTAACGAATTCTCAACAACTATTGACGAATATTTAAAAAAAGAGGGTGGTTTTGATGCATCTATAGGGTCTTTATTTAAAATATTATGTTCTCACGTTGACCTATTTGTTAAGGTTCTTAAGAATGTAGAAAAAAAAATAAAAGTAGATATTGATGGTGGTAATAGAAATTTACCAATAATAAATAAAGATAATATAACTGAATATAATCACATAAATGGTTCTAACGAAATCTCAGTTAGGGCTTTCCCAGATTATGTCACTAAAGAAGATGAAACTAATGATATTGACGATGATGATAGAGCTATTGTAGATAAATGGATGGGTAGTAACTCTAAATTTGATAATTACCAAGAGGTGATATTCATAAATGATTTATATGCGTCAATAAAAAAATCCGCTAAAAAAGATAGGGAAAATGTTGAAAATTTATTTGAAAAAAGAAAAGGTTGGTACCCAGTAAACCCATTAGAAACGTTAGCATTTGATAATAATAATAAAAACCCATGGGAAATTGTAAATAATTCTAATGTAGAGCCTGTAATTAAATTAATGTTACAAAGAATGACTTTATTTTTAAACTATAGCTATAGTGATTTAGAGTTAGATGAAGTTAATAACATGGCAAAGATTGAAGCTAACCAAGCTTATGAAGTGTTAATTAATAAACAAACTAAAGACGGTATAATGTCTGAAGGTGCTAGTGATACGGAATGGGCTGCGAAATTCACAAAATTTATAGGAAATTCAACAACTAATTTTGGTGATATAGGTGATTATCATGGACTACGCATGTATTTCAATAATGATTTTTTTGGTGATGGTGATGGAACTAAAACTTATCATCATGACTCACCTGCACCTGAAGGGGGTTTTAATGATTTTGAGGATGCATTTATAGATAAATACGAATATATACCAATCACACAGAGTAATAATGAAATAGATAATAATAAGGGGTTAATAAATATAAATGATAAAAGTAATCTTTTAAATTCACTAGACACTAGAAGTAACACAAATAGTATTTTTGTTAGTAACGTTATTTCTAATGAAACAACAAATGGGGTTCAAGATTTAGAAGATGAAAATGAAAAATTTATTAAAATTATTGATGAGGGTGTTTATAAATCTAATAATTTAAAATTTAATTCGTATATACCAGATAAAACCACCAATGTAACTAAAAGTAGTGATGGTTTAATTAGAGTAAATAACGATTTATTAGGTGGGTTACACAAAACTCACGAGTTTACAAGGTACAAAAGTGTAAGTGGATTAGAAATACCATTATCGTATGAATTTTATGGTGAAAAATTAAAAATTGATTTAATTAATAGAAATATTAGAACAGGTGGGAATCAAAAGAATGTAAAAGATTTTACATTTCAACCGTCATTTAAAAGTAACACTAAAGAGTTTCAATTATTTGGTACTAAATTTTATTATTCACAAAGTAATATAGCCAAAGCTTTATTATTTTTACACACAATACCATTTGCTGGAACTTCTGAAGATATTCTTAATAAAAATATTATTGGTAATAAAAACTTAAAGTTTTTCAATCAAAGAGCTGGATTTATTTCAACTCCAAAATCTTGGATATTATTTTTAGGTGGGTTATTATACCGAGAGTCATTTGACAATGGGGAAATAAAATATAATGAAGGTGTTGAAATATTGGTACCTAATTTAGATGAAATTCCTAATATTAGTAAAGATAAATTATTAATTGGGTCTAGTAGTGTGGGTAATTTTAAAGTGATAACAGAAGTTAAATCGACTAATTTTGAATTCACTAAAAATAATAATTATAACTCAGTATTTGAAAAGGTAATTGATAAATTACCAAATTCAGTTAAAAAAATATTCATTGATGAATTTATTAATTGGGTTAACTCAGATTGGAATGAAATTAAAGGTACTTTAGAAATTTTTAACCCTAACACCACACCCGATGCAATACAAATATTTTGGGATAATTTTGGCACCACAAACCAAAACGATTCTTTATTAAGTGGTAATAACAATTATGAAATATTTGAGAAAAATAAAAATGATGGGGTTTTTGATTTAACAATTAAAGCTGATAGTGATGCGGCTAACGCTTTACATAGTTTTTTTAATGAGAAAAAAATAATTATTAACGGAACTTATAGGATTTGGGGTGGTAGTGATAAAAGAATTACAAATTTTGTTATGAAAACCGAACATGTTGATGAGTATTTAAAAACATTTTTAAATACATTTAAGGATTTAAATAACAAATCTAAAACCGACCCAGATACTGAACTAAATAAATTTTTATTTGATACCGATAATGTTGATGATATTAAATTAGGGCTTTATAAAAATGTAAAATCAATTTACAATAAATGGGTTCTTGGTGTAGGGCCAGATTTAGATTCAGCACTTACAACAAATTTATATGATAGTTTTAATTTCTTAGATAGAGCGCACATAGATATTAGAGACAAATTTAAAGTTTCACCAACGGGGTTCGTACAACAATTATCAACAAACGCAAATAAAAGTTTTTATCATTTCATTGCTGACATACTTAGTGCTAATAATTTCGATTTTATTGCATTACCAACTTTTGTTGATTATTCAAATAAAGATGATGTTAAAAGTATATTTGAACCAAGTAGGTTTAGCGAAAAAGTAAAAACTAAAGGTCCACAATTCATTTGTATGTATTTTGGTGAAAAATCTAGTCAATTAAATATTGATAAAAAAAGTAAAAAGAAAAAGGATGACAGTTTTAGCATTCCAACTAAATATGATAAAGATGGTAAACTAAATATTGGTGCTTTAACTGATTTACCCACAGATTTCAAATCAGGTAATAGGAGTATACCATATTTCTTAGTTAATTATGCTGACCAAAATCAATCATTATTTAAAAAAATAAATTTAAACCAATCTGAATTTACAGAAACAAATGAAAGTCTTGAAATAATTGATAGTCTTTCTAAGTTGAATCGAAACAATTCTATTGGGCAAAATTTGTTTGATGTTTATAATAATAGAGCTTATTCAGCTGAAGTTGAGATGTTAGGTTGTGCGCAAATACAACCGTTTATGTTCTTTCAAATTAATAATGTACCAATTTTTGATGGTGCTTATACCATTATAAACACTAGACATCATATTAAACCAAATCACATGACAACAACCTTTAAGGGTGTTAGAATTAGGAGTATTAAAACTAAAATGGTGGGTAATGAAACAATTTACGCACATTTACTTGCAAATTTAAATGAAGTTGATAACGAAGATGCTAATTTAACTAACTTAGAAAATTATGTTAGTGCTTCTGACAAAATTTTAGTAGCTAATGCTAGTGAAGGTATAAAAGATGAAATTAAAGGCACTTACGCAAACCCGTTAAAAAATATGGTAGTCACAAGTGATTTTGGTCCTAGAAGTGGTGGTAAATTCCATAAGGGTATGGATTTCAGGGCTGAAATAGGTACTGATGTGCTAACAATCAATGATTTAATTATTAGAAGAATTAGATGGCAACCAGAAATTAAATCAGGTGGGTTATATGTAGACTTTAAAGTTAAAGACCAAGAAATTTATGTCAGATACATGCATTTATCAGAGTTAACACATTCGTTTTTTGATAATATTGAAATAACTATTGGTATGGATATAAATCAAGGTGGCCCAATCGGTAAAGTAATTGAAAAAAATACTATATTTGCTAAATCTGGTAAATCAGGTACTAACGACGCACACCTACATATGGATATTAGAAATGTTATAAGTATTGATGGGTATGCACCCTTTAAGCAAATGCAACATTTTTTTGATAAAAAAGATTGGAAATTTAATAAAAATCAGGAAAGACTTGACGAAGATTCAATAGGATAATTTGTTTATAGTTTTATTATTTAGTATATTTGCAATATGGAAATAGCTAATATAGTTTGTAGTGACGCAATTAATGTCGGGCCAGAATTCAATGTTGTTGAATCTTCGAGTTATATTATATACACAAACCTACCTACATTAATAATTGGTTATGAAGCAATTGTAGCGATGTGTGGCTCTGAAAATATTAATATTTTAAAGCGTAACATCAATAAAAAAACCTTTTGGACCTTCAAAAGAAATGTTGAACGAAGTGTTTATCAGAGAGATTTAGAAGATTTTATGAGGTATTCTTATAAAAAAGCGGTTGAAAATATAAGCTACGTTGACTTAGATGTTATTCAATTTAACTATCGTAAGTTATATAAGATAACTAAAGAAATTCTTAAATTAAAAGACCCAATATCCTATAAATCAATAAATAACGTAATTTACATATATTCAAATAATTTAATATTTGGGGTGGATTTAAATTTATTGAGGTTTGCTGGGGTTGACGTTGAAAAAATAGAAAATAAAATAATTAAAAAAAGTCTCGTGTTTCTTGAGGGTAGCGAGATACTTATAGAATATAACAATCATTTGGAAAGATTAAACTACGATTACAAATATCTTCCTTTTCTATATTCTATAAATCCCCATGACTAAAAAAATAATGATTGCTGCCTTTGTTTATAAAAACAAACAAAAGTGGTTTCTTGAATATCTATATGAAGAGTTTGATATTGAACATAATAAGGTTTTCATTTTTGAAAGTCTTAATCATGAATCTAAACACATCTACACTTTCTATATTGAAATAGGTATTGATGAAAGGATAAATTTACGAGATTACTTTAATCACGCACTTATCATACATAAAAAAAGAAAAACATTTTATACTATAAACGCCTTAAATTCACTAATTGAACGTGAACATAACTTAGAAAAAGGTAATATTGTTTATAAAGATTGGAAAATCGATTGGAATAACCATGAGGACCAATTAATAATAAATAGTAACAATAAATTAGTATTAATGGACTTAATACGAGTTTTTTACTAATTTTAAACTATTTATAATAAATACAATAGTTAATAAATTTAATCTTATGAAAAATAATAAAATAGATAGACTAAATATGTTTTTAGAGGGTAGTGAAGATGAGGGCACTGTATGTGACTTAGATGGTAACTGCGAACCAAAACATATTAAACAAGATAAAAGTATTGTTGAGAGAGTCAACAAAAAAATAATAATTGAAGACGGTAGACAACTTTTAATGTAATGAGATACACAAACGAAGATAACAACAAAGATAAAAATAGGTTTAACTTACTTTTAGAATACGATTTTTATGTTGGTGAAGAAGAAGATAATGTTGAACCAAAAGGTGAATTAGTTCTTGAAGAACCACCACAAGATGAATTAGATGCTGGTGATGAAGATTTAGCTGGTGATGAACTTGGGGGTGATGAAGAGCCAATGGGTGATGAAGAACCAATGGGTGATGAAGAACCAGATGGGTTTGGTGGTGAAGAAATGGCAGAACCAGAAATGGACGAACCATTAGCAGAACCAGAACCAATGGAAGATGAAGTTGAATTAGATGTTACTGAATTAGTACAAGGAACTGAAGAAGCTAAATTATCCGCTGACAGAGCAAATCAACAAATTACAACATTAATGACTAAGTTTGATAATTTAAATGCATCATTAGAAAGAATGTCTGCGATTAATGACAAAATAGATAATTTAGAAAACGAAGTTGAAAAAAGAAATCCAACTCCTGAAGAAAAATTAGAGATGCGTTCATTAGATTCATTTCCGTATAGTCTTAAATTAACTGATTATTGGTCTGAAAAAGAGGGTAATTATGATGCGATGGGTAATGATAAAACTGAAAAAGCTGATGAAGAATATGTTTTAACACAAGATGAGGTTGATAGTGATTATAACCCTATTGAAATTAAAGATTCGTTCAGTGACACAAATACAGAAGAAGAATATAAAAAATTCTAAAAATTAAAATACTGTAAACAAGAGATTTAAAGTGTGATATTAAAAATATCACACTTTTTTTTTAAAAAAGGTTCAATTATACTTGTCATAAGAGTTTTTATGTAGTATAATTGCAAAACGTTATTCAAGTTACAGATTTGTTTAACTAAAGATTGCCACTGATGAATTATAACTGGTGGTAATACAAATAAAGCCCCCGATATTAAAAAACGAAGTCGGGCAACTTAAAAACAATTATTTATTATGAGTGAAGAAAATTCAACATTAGCCGCAATGTTAACGCAGTACGAAACTGCAACAACATTCTCAAATGAAAATTCATTTGACAAAAAAAATTATTTCTCAACCTTCTTACCTGAAGGTGTAAACAGCAAAATGACCGCAATCAGAATTTTACCTGCGAATGGCTCTCCTTTTGAGGAAGTGCATATTCACAGTGCTAAAGTAGATGGTAAAAACCGTAAATTTACATGTATTCAACATTTAAATGATGAGGTGTGTCCATTTTGTGAAGCTAGGGAAACCTTGCTTTCCACTGGAGAAAAAAGTGATGAAGAATTAGCTAAAAGTTACAGAGCTAGAAAAATGTACATCGTTAAAGTTATCGATAGAGATAATGAGGCTGATGGTCCAAAATTTTGGAGATTCCCAATCAACTACAAAAAAGATGGTATTATGGATAAAATCATGGCAACTGTAAGGTTAGTCAATGAGGATGTCACTAACCCAGAAGTAGGTAGAGATTTAGCACTTAGCATTGTTAGGGTTAAGAACCCAAGAGGTGGTACTTATCCAGCTGTGAATTCAGTTCAAGCACTTGACAAAAGTCCGTTAAGTAAAGATGGTGAGTTAGCTAAAAATTGGTTATCCAATGAAAAAACATGGAAAGATGTTTATTCAGTAAAAGATTATAATTATTTAAAAATTATAGTTATGGGTGAAATTCCAGCGTGGAGTAAAAAACTTGAAAAGTTTGTTCCTAAATCTTCATTAACACCTGAAGATAGTGAAGTTACTACAGATGAATTAGATTCAAAAGTAGTTATGGGTGCTAACGCACCAAAAGTTGAAGTTGAAGTTAAGACTGAAGAAGTTCCTGAAACTTCTTATACAGCTGAAGTTGATATTAAAGAAGAAGAAGAAGACGATTTACCCTTCTAAAAAAAGTAAATCAAAATAAAGGGTTTGATAGCGAGGGAAGGTGCTATCAAACCTTTTTTTAACTAATTGTTAGAAATAAAATAACTTTATGATTCCCTATTAAAAAAAAAATGGCAAAAAAACCAAGTAAAACGACGGTAGCAAAGAGTAGTTACAATTTAGAAGATTTTAAAAAATCTCAAGGCATTCAAAAAACAATAAAAGATAAAGACTTATCATGGATACCATTATCAAAAGCGTGGCATGATGCTATTAAATTACCTGGCTTTGCTAGAGGATTTGTTAACTCAGTGAGGGGTTATTCAAATACTGGAAAATCAACTGCGTTTTATGAAGCAATTGCTGGCGCACAAAGAATTGGTGATTTACCAGTTATATTTGAAACAGAAGGTAACTTTAATTGGAAACACGCTAAAATGTGTGGTGTTGAGTTCCATGAAGATGTAGATGAGAGTACTGGTGAGATTACACATGGTGGTAGATTTATATTCATGGGTAATAAAGATTTATTAGAAAGGTATCAATTATATGACCACCAACATAGTAAAAAAGTTTCAAAACCAATGAGGTTTGAACCTGTTTTAGAAGATATTGCATTGTACATGACTGAATTATTAGATATGCAATCTGAAGGTTTATTAAAAGAGAATTTATGTTTCTTATGGGATTCAATCGGAACTTTAAATGGTTTTAAATCCGCAATATCTAAAACAACTAATAATATGTGGAATGCTGGCTCAATGAAAGTATTTCAAGCGATTGTTAATTTTAGAATTCCAACATCTAGAAGAGAAGATAGTGAATTTACTAACACATTTATTTGTGTACAAAAAATTTGGTATGATAGTATGAATATGAAAATCAAACACAGTTGTGGTGAATTCATGTTCTTTAACTCTAGGTTAATAGTGCATTTAGGTGGTATTATTTCACATGGTACTGCTAAATTAAAAGCTACGGCTTTAGGTAATGAATTTCAATATGGAACTGAATGTAAAATTAATTGTGAGAAAAACCACGTTAATGGTATTGAGAAGAAAGGTAAAATAGCTTCAACACCACATGGTTATTGGAATCCTGATGAGTTAGATGATTACAAAAAAGAGCATAGAGATTTTATACATGAGAATTTAAATGTTGAATATGGTGCTGATATATCGTATTCTACTGAAGAAGGTGAAAAGTCTGGTGAAGACTTTGAGGCCTAAATATTAACCCTTTAAATAAATAAAGGATATGGCTAAAAAGCCAAGAAAATATGGTGTTTCGAAGGAAACTAAAAACACCTTACTTGTTGATGGTAACGCACTATTTAAAATGGGGCTTTACGGTGCAAAAGATATGTTTACTAGGGATGGTGACCACATTGGTGGGCTATTTGTTTTCATTACCATCCTTAGAAAACTATTACAAGAAAACCTATACCATAGAGTGTTTGTATTTTGGGATGGTCAATTTAGTGGAAAAATGAGGTGGGAACTTTATTCTGACTACAAATCTGACCGTAATAAAGACTACATTAATGGTACACACCCAGTCGATGTACAAGAAGTTACTGAAAAATTCTTAATTAGACAGTACTTAGAAGAATTATGTGTGCGACAAATGATTGATAATACCAACTCTGGGGTAGAAGCTGATGACTTTATCGCTTATTATTGTAAAACTAAAGATAGTGATGAAAAAATTACTATTTGTACCACAGATAGGGATTTAGCTCAATTAATAGCTAAAGATGTTAGGATTTACTTTTGTGATAAAAAAATAAGAGATTATGTCACATTAGAAAATTACCAAACTTTCTTTAAGCATCATCAATCAAATAGTAAATTGATAAAAATTATAGGTGGTGATGGTAGTGATTGTATAAAAGGTATTGCTGGTGTTAAAGAACCGACTTTACTTAAATTGTTTCCAGACTTAACTAAAAGGTCGGTAACATTAAAAGAAATACTTGAATCAGCTAAAGAACAACAAGAGGAACGGCTTAAAGCTAAGAAGAAACCTCTCAAGTCACTGACTAATATTGTTGAGTCTAACACTGATGGAGTACAAGGTAAAGAAATTTACAAAATAAATGAGATAATAATTGATTTAAGTAATCCACTTATCGATAAAAAAAATAGATTGTTACTCGAATATAATAAAAAGCCAATGGGTGATATTGAAGAAAGGGGCATCAAGAATGCTTATGCATATATGAAACGAGATGGTATGGATAAACAAATTGAATCTTTTAGCACAAATTACTTATTACCGTTCAAAAAATTAATAGAAAGAGAACGTAAGCAAACAAATTTAATAAACAGTTAAAATTATGATTAGAAAAACCGAAAACGTAAGACCATTTGAGTTTTCATTGAGAATTAACAATCACATCATTTGTCAAAGATTTTTTAATATTAAAAATTATAACAATGATTGTAGAGAATCGTATGAGTTAAAAGAAATGCTTGATGATATTATGGGTACTAACCAACAATTAAAGTTGGGGTTAATACCTGAGTACTTCAAATACAGATGTGTTGCAAATTCACACAAACCTTATCACTTACAAAATAATACTTTGTCTGATAAAAAGGCTATTTTTAGTTTAGAAATATCTAAAAATAACGTTAATAAATTAAGAGAAGGGGGTAACAACTTTAATATCGAAGATTTAGAAAAAGAGGTTATTTGTGTTGGTAGCTTCGATGGTAACTTATTTCACCCTAATGTGAGGTATGATGTGGATATTAGAAGTATTATACCAGATATAATTAAAGTGATATCAAAATATATGAGTTTTAAAAACAACACCAATACATTTGGTGACGTTAAATTGACTAGGTTAAATAAGTTAACCCAAGATGAATTAGTGAAAACATACCAAAATTAATAATAATATGAGTGAAGATAAAGATAGTTCTGGATTCGGATTTTTGGGGATTCCATATCAACAAAGATTGTTAGCTCAGTTAATTAATGACCATAAATTTGCTTCAAATATTTTAAGTATAGTAGACCCAAACTACTTTACTGATATGTATTTGAGAATGATTGCAAAAGTAATTGTTGACGCATATGAAGTTGATGAGGTTGTACCAGATAAGGACAGCCTTATGTTTAGGTTAAATGCTAGAGAAGATAATGACACTATTAAATTATTTTTAAAAGCCACATTAGAAAAAATAACTGATGGTGATTTAAACGATTCTGATTTTGTCCAAAATATGGCAATGAAGTTTTGTAAGCAACAAGAGTTAAAAAAATCAGTGGCTGATATTCAAAATATAATCGATAAGGGTGATTTAGATAGTTATGATGAATGTGAGGAAATACTAAAAAAAGCGTTGGAAATTGGTAGTAATAAAGATGCTGGTATTGATGTGTTTCATGATATTGAAGATGTGTTAAGTGAAAATTTTAGAAATCCAATACCAACGGGTATAAGTGGTTTAGACGATAAGATGGGTGGTGGTTTATCTAAGGGTGAATTAGGGGTTATATTAGCACCATTTGGGGTTGGTAAAACAACTATGATAACTAAATTAGCTAACGAAGCTTATAAAGAGGGGCATAACGTATTACAAATATTTTTCGAGGACATACCTAAAGTAATTCAACGAAAACATTTATCATGTTGGACTAAAATCCCATTAAATGATTTATCAATTGATGTTAATCGACCAATGATTGATGCGGCTATGATTAAACATAATGATGGTAAGGGATATTTGGAATTAAAGAAGTTTTCTAGTGATGGTACAACAATATCAATGATTAAGAATTATGTTAGAAAATTAGCAGCTTCTGGTAGAAAACCTGATATTATATTACTTGATTACATTGATTGTGTTACTTCTACCAAAACATTTAACGCTTCATATGAAGCTGAAGGTCCAATAATGAGACAATTTGAGTCGTTATTATCGGAATTTGATATGGTTGGTTGGACAGCAATACAAGGTAATAGAAGTTCTATAGGTGCTGATACTGTTGATTCAACAATGATTGGTGGGTCAATTAAAAAAGGTCAAATAGGGCATTTTATAGTGTCAATAGCAAAAGATTTAGACCAAAAAGAGACTGGTAGGGCTAATATGGCTATATTAAAATCTAGGTTTGGTGTTGATGGTATCATTTTCAGTGATATTGAATTTGATAACGCTAGAATTCAAATTTCAATTGATAATGGTAACGTTATGAAAGCGTCTGAAATGGATGATTATAAACAAGCTAAAAGTACTGAAAGAGTTAGTGATTTATTTAAAAGTCTTGAAAATGAAAACAATGCTAAATTAAAGAATGAAATAATCGATTTAGAAAATAAAAAATAAAATTAACAAAATAAAAATAGATATTATATTATGAGCAAGTATTTAAATATAGATAATGGTGATAGAGACACTAAATTTCCAATAATTCACTCAGAGCTTTGGGCGTTTTATAAAAAACAACAAAGTAAAATATGGACGGCTGACGAATTAGATTTATCTAAAGACACGTTAGAAGGTATTCCAGAAGGTGAAGTTGTTATATTAAAGAATTTATTAGCATTTTTTGGTGTATCAGATACATTAGTGCAAGATAATTTAGCTGATGAAATAGTTTCAGAATTTTCTTCTATTGAAGAAATTAAATCTAATTATGTTTACCAAGCATATATTGAAGATGTGCATAGTGAGACTTATTCATTATTGATTGAGCAATTGATTAATAACGAAGAAGAGAAACAAGCTATGTTTAAAGCTATTCAAACTAATCCAATTGTAACCGCAAAGGTTAAGTGGGCCAAAAAATGGTTAGAAAATGGTTCTATAATACATAGAGTTGTCGCATTTTCATTATTAGAGGGTATGGGGTTTTCCAGTACTTTTGCAGTTCTTATGTTCTTTAGATTACAATACCCTCAATTAGCTGGATTAGGTCAAGCAAATGAACTGATTTTATCAGATGAGGTATTACATATGCATTTTGGGATAAAGATGCATAATGATTATATCAAAAAAGAATATAGGTTACCATCATCTGAAATTAAAGAAATGATTTTAGATTGTTACGAAACTGAGAAACTTTTCGTTGAGTCAATTTATGGCGGTAGTTATGTATTAGGTTTACCTAAGGATGGGTTAATTCAATACATACAATACGTTACTGATAGCTTATTAATGTATTATAACATTGAAAGCGTCTTTAAAGTAGAGCAACCATTCGATTTCATGGCTTCATTTTCAATTGTTGAAAGACAAAACTTTTTCGAAACTAAAGGTGGTGAATATAATAGATTAACCAATATTGGTGGTTCATTAACCACTGATGACTTTTAAAAAAAAATTAAATGAAGATTATCAAAAAAGATGGCTCTAGCCAGAATTTTAACCCTAACAAGGTATTAACTAGAATTAAAAGAACTGCAAAGAGTTCAAACCTAAAAATTGATAGCGATAGATTATCCCAAAAGGTAATCCCTCAAATTCAAGATGGTATGAGTACTGACGATATCGATAACTTAGTTGTTATCGAATCGTTAGGTTCAGTTTCATTACATCCAGATTATTCAATGTTAGCGTCAGCTATTGAGATAGACATTACACAAAAAAATCATAATTATAGAGATTTTGATTTTGAATTGGATTATAGCCGTGATTATACCTTTGACTATTTAGCTTGGGCCACATTTAAAAAATCATACAGAAATGGTGATGAATTACCTCAAGAAATGTATGCTAGAATTGCTACTTCATTATCGGAAGATAAAATAAATATAGCCCCTAGTTATACAACTGATAAGTTTATGTATGAAATGCTTTCTACTAAACAAATGAACTTCGCCACACCAATTAATTTAACAGCTGGTACTGGTGCTAAAAACAATCGTTTTATTTCATGTGATATTAATTTTCTTATTGAAGATAGTCTTGAAGGGATTATTGATACGTTAGGAGAATTAGCTAAATCATCTAAAGATGGTTCGGGCATTGGAGTTTACATTGGGAATCTTAGAAGTTCTAAAAGTAGAGTAGGGGATTTCAATGGTAATGCAGCTGGAATACCAAGGTTTTCAGATTTAGCACAAGGTATCGCTAGATTCTTCAATCAAAGGGGTAGGAGAAACGGTGCATTCGCTTTATACGCACCAACATGGCACAAAGATATTATCTCACATTTAGAGTTGAGATTGAATGAAGGTGATGAAAGGTTAAGAACTAGAGATATTTTTACTGGGGTATGTGTAGATGATGTATTTATGGAGGCTCTAACGAAGGATAAAGATTATTACTTGTTCTGCCCTAATGATATACTTAAAGCTGGTTTAAAACCATTCCATGACTGTTCTCCAGATGAATTTAAGGTAGAATATCAGAAAGCAATTGATTTAGGTATAGGTGAAAAAATTGACCCAAGAGCGATTTGGAATAAAATTTTATTATCTTGTGCGTCTACGGGAACACCATATATCATATTTAATGATAATATTAATAGAAAAAACATGCAAGAGCATTTTGGTCCTATTAAAAGTTCTAATTTATGCGCTGAAACTATACTATATGCTGATAAAGATGAGGTTGGTCAATGTGCTTTAGGTTCGATACCATTAAAAACTTGTACTAACATTAGACTTGCGGCTAAAACATTATCATATGCAATTAATAAAGTTATTGATACGAATGTTTACTCTACAGAAAGAGCTGAAAGAGGTGGTTTAGGGCAAAGAACTATCGGTATTGGTGTTGCTGGGTTAGCGGAGTACTTATACTCAAGAGGATTAAATTTTGAGTGTGAAGAAGGTAAGGAAGCGTTTAAACATGTTATGAGAGAAATTTACTTGGGTGCCGTTGAAGGTTCACAAGATTATTACGAGGTACATAATGTAACTTTCAGGGATTATAATAATTCATTATATGCTAAAGGTGTGTTTAACCCACAGAAATGGGGGATTCATGAATCTGAAATTGATATGAGTAGACCAGTTGCAAATAGTTTATTTACAGCATTAATGCCAACAGCATCATCATCTAACCTTTTAAGTTGTACGGAAATGTTTGAAGTTCCAACTGGAATGGTGTATAGAAGAAAATTAGATAAAGGTGAATTCATAGTAGTTCAACGTAATTTAGTTGAGGATTTAGAAGAATTAGGTCTTTGGAATGATGTTATGGCTGAGAAAATAGTCACAGCTGGTGGTACAATTCAAGGGATTTATGAAATCCCAGAAAAATATAGAGATAAATATAAAACAGCTTTTGAAGTATCTCAAAAAGAGAGAATAACTATGATTAATAGAGCATTCCCTTATATTGACCAATCAACTTCATTGAATTTATATTACCCTGATGGTGATTTCACTAAAATGTCTTCAGCTTTAATATATGGTTGGACAATTGGTAATAAAACTGGTTCTTATTATACAAGAATTAAGAAAAAAGATGCTGAAACAACAGCAGATTTGTTTAAGAGAAAAGAAGTTATAGCACCGAGTAAACCAGATGATTCAGAATTTGACTGTTTTGGTTGTTCAGCATAACATACTACTTATTACTTCATGTTAAGATTAAGAGGTTGAGCATTCGTGCTTATACCTCTTTTTTTTGTTCAAAACTTTACTTTAAGATATTTATTATTAAATAATAACATGGCTAATAAGAGTATTAACATAAATTTCCCATTTAGAGATAGCCCTAAAGGTTTTTTCTTAGATTTAAATACGGTTGATAGTAAAGCAATAAAAGCTGACTTATTACACTTAATTTTAACCAATAAAGGTGAACGTTTATATTTACCAGATTTTGGTACGAACCTTAGAAAATACTTATTTGACCCTTATGATGGGATTACAGAAAATGAGATAAAAAGTGAAATATCCGATGCTATTAAAAAATATATTCCAAATTTAAAGGTAAATTCGATTACTTTTGATGAAGCACCTCAAAGTCAATACGGTGTAGTTGTTAGATTAGACTATACTATCACTGAAGATGTCTTCGAAACTAAAGATTTTATAATAATAAACCTTTAAACTTTATTTTCCTAACTTTTTTATTATCTTATATTTATAATAAAAAGATTTATACAATGGGAAAAGGTATTGCATATTCAAGTAGAAACTTTGCTGATGTAAGAACGGAATTAATAGATTTCGTAAAACAATATTATCCAGATATCTTATCGGATTTTAATGATGCCTCTATTGGTATGTTATTAATTGAGTTAAATGCTGCGGTAAGTGATATGCTTTCGGTAAATACCGATAGAATGTTTCAAGAAACGCAAATTGACTACGCTCAACAAAGAAGTTCTATATTATCAATGGCTAGGACATTTGGACTTAAAATACCAGCTAAAAGACCTTCAATTAGTATTGTAGACTTTTCAGTTACAGTGCCAGTTTTTGGTGACTCATTCGATATTCGATACGCTCCAATTATTAGAGTTGGTGCACAAGTAGGTGGCGGTGGAAAGGTTTTTGAAACAGTAGATGACGTTGACTTCTCTAGTCCATTTACAACTGGAGGTTTACCTAATAGACTTATAATACCAAATTTAGACAGCAATAATAATATAATCAATTATACTTTAACTAAAAGGGAAATAGTTTTAAACGGTGTAACTAAAACATTTAAAAAAACAATATCATCCGCTGATGTAATTCCATTTTATGAAATAGTGTTACCAGATAATGATGTTCTATCTATTAGTTCAATCATTACTAAAAATGGTACTAATTATACAACTGAACCAACTATCGATGAATTTCTTAATTTTGATAATAGATGGTTTGAAGTTGACGCTTTAGCTGAAGATACAAAATTTATTGAAGATGTTAACGCAGTTTCAGATAATTCAGGTGTAAACCCAGGTAAATGGGTTAGAATATCAAGGAAGTTTATTAAAGAATATACTGATAATGGGTTTATTAAACTAATTTTTGGTGGTGGAACTAACGATGTAACTTCATTAGAAGAATTTAACGTTGATAATTCATTAACTGATAGAATTGGTGATTTTATAAATAACCTATCTTTAGGGGAAACACTTAAATCTAATACAACCCTATTCATACAATATAGAGTTGGTGGTGGTGCTAACACAAATTTAGGTTCTAACACTATTAATACAACTAGTTTGATTAATATGTTTGTTAATGGCCCTGTTGACTCAAATAATAAATCAGTTAGACAATCACTGGCGGTAAATAACCCAGTACCAGCTTTAGGTGGTAGGGATGAACCTTCAATAGAAGAAGTTAGAAATTTAGTGAGGTATAATTTTGCATCACAAAATAGAGCTGTTACAATTAAAGATTATCAAGCTAGAATTAGTCTAATGCCAGGTGAATTTGGGGTTCCATTTAGAAGTGGTGTGTTTGAAGAACAAAATAAAATATTAATTTATATATTAGGGTTGGACTCTAATAGTAGGTTAACTAACTCATCAACAAGTACATTAAAAACTAATATATCTAATTATTTAGCTGATTATAGAATGTTAAATGATTACGTGGTAATTGCTGATGGTCAAATAGTAAATTTAGCTTTTGAATTTGATTTGTTGGTGGAAAAAGATTACCCACAATCTCAAATTATATCTAATGTGATATCAAGAGTTAAAGAATTCGTAGACATTAATAAGCGTCATATGGGTGAAAATATATATTTGGGCCAATTAATAGAAAATGTAAATAATGTTGGTGGTGTAACTAACGTAATTGATATTAGAGTTTTTAATAAAGTCGGTGAAGGTAAATATTCGATGAATGAGGTTGAACAACCTTATGAAGATGAAGCAACAAAACAAATTAGAATTTCAGATGAATATACTTTATTCGGAAATCCTAAGAGTATGTTTGAAGTTAAATATGCCGATAAAGATATTACAGTAAGAGTAAAATAAAAAATATGGGTTGTGGGTGTAAAGGTGATAAAAAATCACCAAATTTAGTAAACGAAGAAACTGGTGAATTAAACATAAAAGGTAAATTACTTAAAATACCTATGGCATTCGCTTTGACTTTATTAATGATTATTTTATCACCATTTTTGGTGGTATTAGTGTGGTGGATAGCAATCAAATCAATCTTTGGTAGCAATTCAGATATAGTTAATTTAGTTTTAAGTAACTTTAAGAAAAAAATGGTCGTTGATAAAAATAATGAACCAAATATAGAAGAACTTGATTTTAATGAAGACGATTATGAAATCGTAGGTGTAGATATAATAAAATAATGTCAAATAATATAAGAATACGTACTAACCCTAACGGTGGTGATACCCATTTAAAAGTTCAATTAAATCAAGATTTTGATTTTCTTGAAATTTTATCTTTAAAGATATCGCAAGAGGATGTATATCGTAGTTTTTATTCAGATTATGGTGTTGTCGTTGGTAGAGTTATAATGAATAGTGGTGTTGGAGTTCCCAACGCTAGGGTTTCTGTTTTTATACCCTTAACTGATGAAGATGCTGAAAACTCTGAACTTAAAAGTGTTTACCCATACCAAGATTTACAAGATTTAAACTCAGATGGTGTAAGGTATAATACATTACCTAAAGATGCCCAAGGTGTTTGTCATGCACCAATAGGTACTTTCCCAACCAAAAGAGAGTTAGTGGATAACGAATCTCTTTTAGAAGTTTTTGAAAAATACTATAAATATACAACAACTACAAACGGTGCTGGTGATTTTATGTTATTTGGTGTGCCAGTTGGTAATCACACATTAAACATTGACGTTGATTTATCTGACATTGGTATTTTCTCACAAAGACCGTATGATTTTATAGAACAAGGTAATCCAAAAAAATTATTTGAATCTCCAACTAAATTTAAAACCAACACAAATCTAAATAATCTTACACAAGTAAAAAATAGACAAGTTGGTGTTAATGTCATCCCATTTTGGGGTGAGAATAACGCTAGTGAAGTAGGTATATCTAGAATTGATGTTGATTTAAATTATAATATAACACCCAATGCAATTTTCATTGGCTCAATATTCGGTGATAACGAAAAAAATAGTGTAAATAAAAACTGTAGACCTAGAAAAAAAATGGGTAAAGTTTGTGAGATGGGAGAAGGTGAGGGTTCTATTCAAATGCTAAGAAAAACTTTATATGGGGAAAATGAAAGGTATGATGTTGAAGGTGGTAGAGTTATAACTGATA